AGCAGTCTGAAGGTGGTGAGGGTGCCAAGAAATAGAAACCCGAAGCGAGAAGAGGCATTTCAGATCTGGAAGCAGTCAAAAGGGAAGATGCTGCTTAAAGATATAGCGTCCCAGCTCGGCGTCCTCGAAACTCAGATCAGGAAGTGGAAGAGTCAGGATAAATGGGAGCAGAAAGCAAAGGGAACGTCACCAAAAGTGAAAGGGAACGTTACTAAACAAGAAAAGCAGCCGAAGGTTGAAAAAATCAGTGAAAACATCGAATCGCTGATAGAGCCTTTGAATGACCAACAGCGTTTGTTTTCTGAGGTTTATGCTGACAATCATAATGCAACGCAGGCATATTTACGAGCATATCAATGCGATTACCGGACCGCCAATGTATGCGGCCCTAGATTGTTGGTAAATGCTAGTGTCAGGGCATATGTCCAGGAGCTCAAGAGAATAAAGCGGGAAGCGATGATGCTCGAGCCTGATGACATAGTTGATCGCTACATGCGGATTGCCTTTGCAGACATGTCTGATTTTGTTGATTATGGGACGCATGTGATTCCACTTAAAGATGCGCAGGGAAAAGTGACAGGAACGCTCAACAAAGATTTCTTGAGGTTCTATGATTCCCGCTTGGTTGATGGTGGAATTATCAAGGAAGTCAAACAAACTCAGCAGGGTATGAGCATTAAGCTTGAAAGCCGAGATAAAGCGCTCGAATGGCTTTCAAACTATTTTGAGATGAACCCTCAGGACAAGCATAAAAAGGCATACGACGATGCGCGCCTGGCCATCGAGCGAGATAAACTGGAGCTTGATAAAAAGGCAATTGAGGCCAAGAACCCACCGGAGGAACAAACACAAGATGATGGATTTTTAGCGGCCCTTGAAGGCAAGGCCTCTGAAGTGTGGAGCGATGACGAGAATGAGGACGTATAAAATCGCCCCTTTTAAATTCAAGCCTTTCAGCAAAAAACAGCTGCAGATCCTCACGTGGTGGACGGATACGAGTCCCGTTAAAGATTACGACGGCATAATTGCCGACGGTTCGATCAGAGCCGGTAAAACGGTTCCCATGACATTATCATTCCTTATGTGGAGCAATACGAAGTTCGACGATGAAAACTTTGCAATATGCGGCAAGACAATAGGCAGCCTTCGCCGCAATGTTGTAGGGCCACTCAAAAAAATGTGTAAGTCCCGGGGTTATCATCTTGTCGAGTTCCGAAATGATAACCTGATTGATATTTCACGTAATGGTCATACAAACCATTATTACTTGTTTGGCGGCAAAGATGAAGGCAGCCAAGATTTAATACAGGGCGTTACACTCGCCGGCATCCTTTTCGACGAGGTCGCGCTCATGCCCGAATCTTTTGTCAATCAGGGCATAGGCCGCTGTTCGGTTGAGGGCGCTAAGCTTTGGTTTAACTGCAATCCGGATAATCCATACCACTTTGTCAAAACAGATATTATAGATAAATCCAAAGAATTGCACATTTTACACATACACTTCGTTCTGGATGATAACCTGTCGTTGTCCGAGGAAACCAAGGAACGTTACCGCCGGAGGTACACCGGTATTTTCTTTAAGCGCTTCATCCTGGGACTATGGGTTATGGCCGAGGGCGCTATTTATGATATGTACGATGAAAATAAGCATATATTTGATGAGCTTCCGATCGACACGGAGCACCGGATATACCGCCGCTATATAACGATCGACTATGGCACCACAAATCCCTGCGTTTTCCTCGAGATTATCGACGATTGCCAGGGGCATTATTATATAACCCGGGAGCGATACTATGACAGCAAGGACCATAACACCCTGAGGCAGAAGGACGACGCCGAGCATGCTGATGATCTTGTTAAGTTCGTAAACACCGATTGCCTGCGTGGGATAATCATTGACCCTTCGGCCGCAAGTTTTAAGGTTGCGATACGCAAAAGGGGATTCCGTACAATAGACGCCGACAATGAAGTGCTGGATGGTATACGCCTGGTTGCGACGCTGCTCTCGCAGGGTAGGCTGTATGTTCATAGATCATGCATCAATACCCGCAAGGAACTCGCAGCCTATACGCGCAGTTCAGAGCCGGGATGTTACAGGTACTTAATCTTAATGATGCCGAGCTCCAGTTTTTATTTAATTCCATTCTTGGAGACCTGATTAACGCGCTCGGCCTGCCCGCCACAGATTATGCAGCCGCATTTATTACGACCCCGGCCGTAAAAACCAAGTTATTGTTTAAGTAAACGCATGGAAGAGAGGGCGCCTCCGGGCGCCCTCTTGCTTTTTAAGAATGTAACAAGCATCTTGTAAATCCATAAAATGAATTAGGGATAAGCTTTTGCTTTTCCTCTTTTTCAGGAGGAAATTATGGATGTATCAGAGCATAAAGTGCAACGCACCATCACTGAAGTAGTTATTTATCCGGAACATGCGCAGAGAACCGAGAGCGAGGAGTTTCGAAAAAACCGTGAGCGACTCAAGGAAGATGGACATTTTCACTGTTACGTTTGCAAGACGGTCGAAGATCTTGAGGCTCACCACTTTGGCTGTGAATGGGCGCTTTGGGACGATTGCGACCCAACTAAACTAAAAGAGTTTTGCGAAGAGCATGATATTTATGGATATGGCAAGCTATTAAAAAATAAGCCGATCGATAGCCCGGATGATATCCGAAACCTTATGATGATTTGCAAAAAACACCATACCGCAGTTGAAACAGGGATTCACGAAACCACTTTCCCTGTTTGGGTATCACAAGCTACCGCAAAGGCAGGTATAGAACCAGTTCCAGAAAAATAAGCCAGAGAGGCGGAGAAATCCGCCTCTATTCTTTTAAGGAGGACGTATGGATAATAGACAATACGCGCTAAGGCCCGACGTCAGGAAGCCAGGCGAGCCGATGTTTAAAGATTTTTTATCACTGCTCGAAAGAGGGCCGCTCGGGCTCATCAATGTAAACTTGAGAGCCAAGTTCCCCGCAATCTGGAACCAACTGAACCTTGGAGCATGCCAGTCCTTCGCCATGGACGCCGTTCTGTGCGCTCTGCTCGGCATCCCTTGGGAGCCGTCGCACTTGTACACCTATTACAACGTGCGCGAGGCAGAGGGCACCGTAGGGGAGGACACGGGAGGAACATTGAGCGGCACGATTGACTCCGTCAAACTCACTGGCATCTGCAACTCGAGCCTCTGGCCGTATGCTGTTTCTAAGTTCCGTGACAAGCCACCCCAGGCTTGCTACGATGCCGCCGGCCACAAGATCGGCGCCGCCCATCGCGCCACCAGCATAGACGAGCTCAGGCAGGCTTTAGACCTCGGTTTCACGCCTTACATTGGCATCAACGTGTACCCGAACTTTGAAGCGGCCAAGACCATGTCGACCGGCATCATTCCGAAGCCGGCAGGCAAGCCCATCGGCGGCCACGCCTTAGTGCTCGATGGAGCCAAGGACGATGATACGCCCCGCTGTAAGGCGCTCAACTTTGTCACCAGCGTCATCATCAAGCACAGCACCGGAGACTTTGAGATTCGTAACAGCTGGGGCCCGAATATCGGCCTGCAGGGGAGCGGATACTTCCAGACAACCTACGAGAACCTCGAGGAGATGCTCATGGATGCATGGGTAGTTGCAGCATAAAAGAACATGAGACATAATGAAGCCCCGCTGCTCAGTATTTGAGTGGCGGGGTTGCTTCTTATTAACCCATCGGGATTTTACCTCCCAGAAACAAATTAATATAACTCCTAATATGTTTTTAATTATACTTATCCTAATTTGCAATAACAAATCATAAAATTAAAATTAAGTCAATAATTAATTAAATAGGGAATAATTGATTTATGAAATTGGGTGTGATAAAATGATAAAAAATAGTAGGAGATGGTCGATTGTGAAAGAAAATGTCTTAAAAGCAGTTCATGATGATGATTTAATTAGTCTTGTAACATCCTTGAATGTTTACGACGACATTATCAATGGGAAAAAGAAGTGCGTGTTTTGTCAGAAGACCATCAGCCTTGATAATATTGATGCACTATTGCCTTGCGAAGACCAGGTTGAATTTTCATGTAATTTCCCTAAATGTCATTTAAAGTTGATTGGATTAGGTGAAAAAGATGAAAGCGACAGATGTTAGCAATTGGGCATTACTACTAGGCATAGGTGTTCCTTGGATTATCATAATTCTCTTTTTAGTATTAATATTAAAAAATACTAGCAATTTATTTTTATGGGCAAGTAAAATACAGTCGTTTTTTACTTGGTGTTCTAGTAGTGCTCGGAAAGGAACCATTTCCAATAAAATAAGGGCGAATGTATTAAAGGCAAATAAAGTGATTGGAAAACTAGATGAGGATGTTTTACCGAAAGATTTAAAAATTGAATGGACTATGGATGAAACCAAGGAATCATTTATGAAAAACAATCAAGCGATTATAAGAATGAAAAATTCAACAAATCCGTATATAAATTTCGTTACAGCAGTATCTGGATATGTAAATACCGGATTTCTTTCAAAATACAGAAAT